GTTTGCTGCTTCTTTGTCTCAGACTAGCTCAGCAATGCACAGGTAGCTACAGTGTGCTTTGTGAAGGTTTCCCGCCCAATGTGTGTGTTCTGCTGTTTAAATACAGTTTTGGAGGGCCCCTGAAGCCTCTAACTGCCTCTAATTATTTTTTTGGCTTATTACCACAGCTTAAAAATGCAGAACTAGTGCCAAGCCTCTCCTAGCCTCTCTATTTCTGCTGAAAAAGGAAGAGGCAAGCAGCCTCTGGCCTCTGTCACTATAATCAAAAAAAGGAGGTTGCTATAGATACAGGACAGGGGTGGAGGATGCACAGCCGCCAGCTACATTTTTTTAAACAACCAAGATGCCTTGCAGCTGGAGCAGGCTATTATTAAACTAGGTTGCTATAGAGATTACATCACTGATGGAAACCAGATGCTGACTCTAAGTGCCTGTTTCCTGTCACGCTTCCCTGTTTCTGCTGACCACATTGAAACTTGGTAACTGACCAAGCATTCCTTTGGCCACAAGGGGGAAGTCTGTTTATATTTAGATGACTTGTGTCCTCCACCCATTTCCTGTCTTGTAAACAACATGTGCTGACATGCAACTTCTGCTTCCAATTTGATTTGGGCCTAAATCTTTTTTTCTGTTTTTAAAGCCTGAATCTGTGGCCACCTTTTTCACCATTCTTCGGGACCTTAAAACCAATTTTAAAACTCTTTGGCGGGCCGTGAAGGGCGGGAAAGTTAAGAGTCTAACGGTAAGTATTTTGTTTTATAGGGACCATGGGCGGAGTACTGAGTATTATTCTGGACTTGGCTGAAATAACTACAGATTTAAGCATGTCAACAGGAGCTTCTGTACCTTTAATATTATCTGGAGAGGCAGCAGCAGCTGTGGAAGCTGAAGTGTCCAGTTTTATGTTGTTAGAAGCTATGTCACCTCTAGAAGCCCTAGCAGCTACAGGCATTACTACAGAGCAGTTTAGTCTTTTGCATGCTGTGCCAGGGATGGTGTTGGATGCTGTAGGCTTAGGCATGTTTTTTCAAACATTTACAGGTGCTAGTGCCCTGGTGGCTGCTGGACTAAAGCTTGGATTGTCACACGAAGTATCAGTTGTTAACCAGAATATGGCCCTTACTATTTGGAGACCAGAAGAATATTGGGATGTTTTGTTTCCTGGTGTACAAACATTTGCTTACAGCCTTAATGTACTTGGGGAATGGGCTACAAGTATATACCATGCTGTCACTAGGCAAATATGGGATTCTCTAGTAAGAGAAGGCCACAGGCAAATTGGCAGAGTGACTAGTGAGCTAGCATATAGAAGTGCACACTCATTTCATGACACAATAGCTAGGATTGTAGAGAATGCTAGGTGGGTACTTACAACAGGCCCAAGCCACATTTACAGTCACCTAGAGGGATATTATAGTAATTTGCCAGGCATTAATCCTCCACAGGCCAGAGCACTAGCCAGAAGGCTTCAAGAAAAAATACCTGATAGGTATACTATGCAAAGAGAGTCAGAAGAATTTTCAGGAGAACTAATAGAGCATGTGCCACCCCCTGGAGGTGCTCACCAAAGAGTTACACCTGACTGGTTGCTCCCTCTAATTCTAGGCTTGTATGGAGACATCACTCCAGCCTGGGGTCAGCAGCTAAAAACTCTAGAAGAAGAAGAAGATGGCCCCAAAAAGAAAAGAAAAAGGAGGAGAATGCTCTAAAACTTGCCCCCAACCTAGTGTTGTCCCTAAACTAATTGTAAAGGGTGGAATTGAGGTACTGGCAATTAAAACAGGCCCTGATAGCATAACTACAATTGAGGCCTTTCTAAACCCTCGCATGGGAAAAAACAAACCAACAGATGAAAGATATGGATATAGTGATAAAATTACTGTTGCTACTGCTGACACTGCTGATCAGCCTCCTCTGGAGCAGCTACCTACTTATAGTACAGCAAGGATTGCCCTACCTATGCTAAATGAAGATATGACATGTTCAACACTTCAAATGTGGGAGGCTGTCAGTGTTAAAACTGAAGTTGTGGGCACTAGCTCCCTAATTAATGTACATATGCATGCCAAAAAAAATGATGAAAGCAAAGGAGTTGCTCTGCCAATAGAAGGTATGAATTTTCATATGTTTTCTGTAGGTGGAGAACCCCTTGAACTGCAAGCTGTGGTAAATAACAGCAGAACTACATACCCAGAAGGGGTAGTAGTACCTAAAGAAAAATCTGCAAAGCTTCAGGTCCTTGACCCCACTGCTAAAGGCAGACTAGATAAGGATGGGGCCTACCCAATTGAGGTGTGGAGCCCTGACCCTTCTAGAAATGAAAACAACAGATATTATGGAAGTTTTACAGGAGGCCTGACCACTCCCCCAGTGTTGCAGTTCACAAATACTGTGACCACAGTGCTACTTGATGAAAATGGAATAGGCCCACTTTGTAAAGGTGATGGTCTGTTTCTTGCAGCTGCTGATATTGTAGGCTTCTTTACAGGAACTACAGTTGAGATGTCATACAGAGGCCTACCTAGATATTTTAATGTAACTCTCAGGAAAAGGATTGTTAAAAATCCTTACCCTGTAACCTCTTTGCTGAGCAGCTTGTTCTGCACAATGATGCCTCAAATATCAGGGCAACCTATGGAAGGAGACCAAAACCAGGTAGAAGAAGTAAGGATTTACCAAGGGCTTGAAGGAGTTCCTGGGGACCCTGATGTTGAAAGATATGTGGATAAGTTTGGGCAAAATCAAACAAAGACACCAACTGTTTGTCCTATAAGGCAGTGATTTTATTGTATAAAATAAATTTGTGCATTTATTTATAGATATTGGTTACAGAGTAATTATTCCTCCTCTTCTTCATCTATTACAATATCTTCTAAAGGGTCCTTGCTGTTTTGAATATTTCTAATCATATCAATGTATTTTCCCATGCCTACATGTTTATCTATTGTTTCTTTCCAGTTATTAACCTCCTCGTGCAGACTTTTGCTAAATCTGCTTGTAGGCAACAGATAAACTAACAATAACAACAAGGTACAGCTACTTTGCAAAATTCTTTTTCTTCCTAATACATCACTAGCTTCTAAGGACTTTTTTAGGTTTTCTTTAGGCATAAAGTTTAATATATAGCTAAATCTTGTAAGCAATGTTTGTGGCAGCACATATTCATTCATGGTTACAATGCTTGGGGGAAATATCTGGCTTTTTTTATTAACATGCTTTTTTTCTAAGTTAACTTTAACACTACCATCTAAATAATCTCTAAGGTTATCTAAGTTGCATACACCCTGTCCTGGATGCAAAGACTTATTCATAGCAATCTGACCTTTCACATCTTCAAATATCACAGCAAATTGATCAATAGCACATCCTAATTCAAATCCTAATTTTTCTGCAGGACAATTAATATTTAAAGTTTTTCCCCCAACTAAATCAAGAATTGCAGCAGCAAATGTAGTTTTTCCACTGTTAATAGGCCCTCTAAACAGCACATTTCTTTTTTTAGGCACATTTTCAACAAGCAATTGCAAAATTTTATATAATTTTTCTTCTATATCTTCAAACAATTGGCTATACCATGCAACACCTGCCATGTAATACATTATATTTAAAGGTGAAAAATTTTCAGCAAGTTTTTCAAATGCTAACATCATTCTTTCTGCTAACAGGTCTTCTCTAGTGCTTTCTAACAGCTTTAATCTTGTTTTTGCTGTTACTACATCTGCAGCTTGCTGGCATACAGTTCTTTGGGTTTTACACTCTTTAAACAATACAGCATTTTTATGGTGTTGATTATGAAATTTATAATGCATTTTCATTTTTAAAGAATTACATTTCTCACAAGCATCTGGATCATTAGCAAAATCAAGGTAAAAAGCCATAATTATTAATGGATCATCCAATCTATTTTGCACTGCAAAATCTGCAAGCTTATTCCAATCTACAGTAGGGGCTTTGTCCCCCTCATAAAACTGATAATCATACAGCCCTGGCTTATTCTCCTCTACAACACTGAAGGGCTCCTTGTTTAGGACCCTGTAGCACTCTATAGGTTTTGTTACAGCTTTGCACAGAAGAAAGCTAACAGTACAATGTGTTAGACAAAAGTTTTTTATAGCAGATACTCTGTGCTTACCTGGAGTCATTACAAAAAGCAAAGCAGCTTCCTCATATGCATGTCTGCTTTTAAATTCAGGATTATACTTATCAATTTTTTCATAAAGCAACTCAGCCTTTTCTTTAGTGGTGTAAATTAAAAAGGCAGATACTGTCTTATTAGAATAAACAGCATTACTAAGGAAGCTACGAAGCTCAGTAGGAAAATCATTAGGTACATGACTTGTTTTTGGCTTTTTTGGTTTAGGGGGGGTTGCAAAGGAGCTCTGTGAACTGCCAGGCTGTCTACTATCATGTCCATTGCTCTGTCCAGTGCTTGGGCTTGCAGGTCCATCCTCGTCTGAGCTCGAAAGGTTCTCTGAACAGAATAGGTCATCCCATCCACGGTTAAAGTCGTGCCACCACTGCTCCCAGGACTCACTTCCATAGGGGGGGTGCTGCTGCCACGAGCCTGAGGGTTCTTCAGACTAAAAGTATAAACTTTAATTAAAATATAGCATTTTGCCCATAATATATACATTAAGTTTTATTTACTGCAGTACTTACCTAGGTTTTTATAGTGAAAAAGGTTGAGAATGTGGAGCTCTGTTTCTCCAATTATTTCAGCCCACCAAGAAATGCTTTCCTCATTTTCAGGAAAGCCAAACCAATGCAAAAAGCAATAATAGCAAAAGCATTCTCCCCACACCAAGCAGGGTTTTTGCTTCCACACCTTGTACACCTTATGCTGTCTAGCAAGCAGGCACACCAAGCAAGTGCAGCTCTCTTTTGGGGTATCAACACATGCAGGATAAGCTTTGCACACCTTCTCTTTAAACTTATCTCCAAGAAAGTCTCTACATGTTTGAAAATCCCCAAAGAGCCATGCACTTACCTGGTATCCTGACTCCTGTCTTGCACTGCAGATATTATCACACAGCTTTTGCCATAGCTCATTCATCCTTTTCATTTTAATACCATCCCCTCCTTTGTCTGGGTGGTATACCTTGCTCATCTTTTTATAGTTAATTTTTAGCATTGCCATATTTCCATAGCAATGCACAGGAACATTTAATAGTTCCATAAGCTCTTTCATCTCATCTCTGCTTAAAAACCTGTCCAT